TGCAGACAGAGAATTTTTAATACGCAGAGCAGCTGAGCGTGGAATTATTCCCAAGACAGCTTCTTATGCAGAGCTAAAGGCACGATTTAATATGGAAATTCCAATAGGGAGTCGTTTCTCTCAAAACTTAATTAATTATAAGGCAATAGAAGAATTAGGTGATTTTGAATACCGGATGCGGTGTGAAACGATTGGTACTTCAGGAAATGCAAATTTAGGCAGATTGATTCCTATTGAATATATCAAGGGTTTAACATTTGCTGAACTTACAGAACTTTTAGTACCGGGAGAAGAAGAGGAGGAAACAGAACGGTTTCGTAAACGATATTTTGACAGTTTAAAATCTCAGGCGTACGGTGGAAATATTGCAGATTATAAAGAGAAAGTATCGGCGATCTCAGGAGTAGGCGGAGTAAAGGTATTTCCTGCGTGGAATGGGGGCGGAACGGTGAAACTGGTCATTATTGATTCCTCTTATCGCGCTCCCAGCCTGGAATTAATTGAAAGTGTGCAGGAACTGATTGATCCAGTTACAGATCAGGGGAAAGGCTATGGAATTGCGCCTATTGGTCATAAAGTTTCTGTTGCAGGCGCCCAGGCAGAGGTAGTATCAATTACTGCTAAAATTACATATCAGACAGGGTATGACTCCGGAAAATGTAAAGATTTTATTGAAAAGACTTTGGACGAATATGTCGATGAATTGAATCATTCGTGGCAAGAGTTAAATAACATTATTGTCAGGATTTCCAGAATTGAAAGCAGATTGCTGGATGTGGAAGGGGTTCTTGATGTCATGGATACAAAGATCAATGGAGTTAATGGCAATTATATAATCTCCTTTGAGAAGATAGCAGTACGAGGTGATGTCGATGCTTAATCAAAGAGAGCTAGATTTAGTATCATATTTACCAGATTATTTAAGAGGAATCCGAGAGTTTAATGAAATAGGCGGAGTTGAAGAAAAAGAATTAATGCAGCTGTATTCAAACATTGGAGTTCTGCGGAATAACAGTTTTATAGTATCCTCGGATTATCAGGGGATAAAAAAATGGGAGTCTTTGTTAGGAATCAAAGGGGATGCATCACTTTCCCTTGAAGAAAGAAAAAACATTGTATTAGCAAACTGGAATTATCAGCTACCCTATACCCAAAGAAAGCTACTGGAGCAGTTAACATCACTTCTTGGTGACAGTTATGAAATCTACGTAGATATCCTTAAGAGCAATTTAAAAATTGTTGTAAAAGAGTGTTCTCTGGTCATTGTGGAAAGCATTCGGGATATGGTAGGAAGAATAATACCCGCAAATCTGGAAGCAGAATTTTGCAGTAAATACCAGGGGAACTATCATGCAAACATATCTTTCTTTAACAACATAACTATTCGTACTGTTTTTTTTCCTCGATATAATCTGGCGCATTTGAATCTGGATCGTAATTGGATTTTGAATGGGGACAATAAATTAAACGGTTACAATAATGAAAGTCCCATTGACTTTTATCCTGTGGGAACCAGGGTTTGTGCAGAAATACAGCATCCCAATAAACGGGAAGAGCAGTTACGTATATCGATTGGCATACCAAGGCAGTTATTTTCAGATAATGAAATGATTATAGTACAAGCAGAATCAAAAAATGATTCTAAAATAAAAGAAATGATTAGTTATAGTTTCAATGCGATGGAATATATGACGGTCGGTCCTGTCTACATTACAAACAGGAATGTATTGGAAAATGAATGGGCATTAGACAGTAATCGTAACTTAAATGGCGGTTTGACTATTTTATAGGAAAGGGAAAATATATGGCAGACATTACAAATGGAGTTATTACAGTAATAGGGAGAAAGAAATTTTGCAAGGCACATGCAGGAGATATGGCTCTTCCCATTATCACTCATATGGCGTGGGGAGATGGGGGCGTAAATGATGAGGGGAAGCCAAAGGCGGCTTCTGGAGGTGAAGTTGCTCTTTATCATGAACTTTTAAAAAAGAAAGTGGAGGCTCACACTTATGTTAATGATGAGGAGACTGCCTGCCGTTACACGGCTACATTAGAAAAAGGAGAATTAACCGGAAGTGAAATATCCGAAATGGGATTGTTTGATGCAGATGGAGATTTAATTGCATACCGAACCTTTATGCGAAAAGGGAAAGATGCAGACATTCCTCAGATCTATGATATGGATGAAATATTTTAAGGAGGTTTAACAATGGAATTTTGTAATGTAAAGAATCCGCCGGAATATACGGCAGAAATTCGTAAATGGGACAGAGATACGCTGGCAGATGGCCAGGAGATGGCGGTTGAAATTGAACAGCTTTTTAATAATACTTTTTATAATAAGATGGTTCAGGAGCAGCATGAGAAACCAGTGGAGATTATACTTCCTGCCTCTGGTTGGAGTGGCCTGGCTCCTTACAGCCAAAAAGTTTCGGTAACAGGTGTTAAAGCAACGGATAATCCAGTACTGAGTCCTTGCACGCCCAAGAGTCTCAGCCCTGAGACAATAAAGCTTAGACGTAAACTAACATCCATGGTAACAGATGGAGACACAGAAGATGGGTATGTAACATTTTATTGCAGTGAAAAGAAACCCACAGAAGATTTTCATGTAATTTTGAGGGGGGTGAGTACAAATGGGTAAAGTAATTATACCAGCGGGCAGTGGAGCGGGCAGTGGATCAGATGAATGTAGTTCAACAAGAGCAGAGGTTTTAAAGGGCTATACTGCTATTACCTCTGATTCTGACGATGAATCTTTGGAAGGAACCTTAGAATTAATGGGTGATGCTTCTGATAGTCAGGTTCTTGTAGGGAAGACATATTACAATACGAATCCGAAAAGTAAAAGAACTGGAAGCATGGTAAATCAGGGCGCAGTCAGCCAGACACTTAATGCGAGTGGAAGTTATACGATCCCGGCAGGATACCATAACGGGTCTGGTAAGGTAACGGCAAACAGCCTGGCAAGCCAGACTTCAGCAACAGCCACCGCAGCCCAGATTTTAAATGGATATACAGCTTGGGTGAATGGTTCAAAGATTTCCGGCACAACTACGGTACAGAGTATTTTGTCTTTTAGTGCTGCCGTGTACTCGTCCACGGCAATCACATTTACGTGGCAGAATCCAGCAAAAGGTCCGTTTTCAGGAGTCATTATTGTTGGAAAAGCAGGGTCTTATCCGACGAGCATTTCAGATGGAACAAGATTTTACAAAGGAGCTGGAAGTAATTCCTCAGCTTCCGGAACCTCTTCTACTACGGTTTCAAGTTTTACAGGTGGTACAACCTATTATTTCAGAGCATTTTCATATGCAATCAAAGACAGTGCGGAGTGGGTACATGCTACTTCATATACAGCTACTGCCACAACCACCAAAGGAATGCAAACATTCACATCCTCTGGAACTTTTACAGTTCCAACCGCTGTGCGCACCATTGATGTATTCTTAGTTGGTGGTGGCGGTGGTGGGCAAGGTGGCGGCCCATATTCTGGTTCAGGTGGCGGAGGCGGCGGCGGAGGCTACACAAACACCATAAAGTCATTATCTGTAACCCCAGGACAAACATTTAGCATTATCGTTGGGGCTGGTGGGGCTGGTGGGGCTGCTCTCGGAGGTAACGGTTATGCTGGTGGGTCTACTTCATTTGATTCTTATTCTGCCTCTGGTGGTGAACGTGGAGTAAGTAGAGCTGGTGGATCTGGTGGAGGATCAGGTACTTCTAACTCTTGGGGTACGGCGGCTGGAAACGGAGGATCAAATGGTGACAATGGTGGAACAGCAAAGAGTACTGGAGGCGTTGGTCAAGGAACAACAACAAGAGCTTTTGGTGAATCAAGTGGCACATTGTATTCCGGTGGCGGTGGCGGTGGCGGAAATTATCAGAATGGGGTAACAGCAAGAGGTCTTGGTGGATCAGGCGGTGGAGGAAATGGTTCAGATGCCTTTGCTGGCGGCTCTGTTGGCAATGCCAATACTGGCGGCGGTGGCGGCGGTGGTTATTATTATGGCGGCAGTACCAGCGGCGGCGGCGATGGTTTTGCTGGTGGATCTGGGATCTGTATCGTTAGATGGGGCTATTAAAGAAAGGAGAAACTACAATGATTGTACATCAGGTATTCGCACAGATTTTTGATGAGAAAGTACAGAACGTAATAGTATGCGATAACTACGAAATGGCAAATTGGATAACTAGAGCGTCATATGGGGATACGGCTTTTGCTGTCGATTGCTTATGTTATCCCTGTCAGCCCGGGAATGGGTACAGGAATAATTCATTCTACCGTATAGATGAAGATGGAACAGAGTGTGCTATAGAGGCAGTAGCCAGCACTGAGCAGGAAGTTGCTAATTTGAATGCCCAGGTGGCTTATTTACAGATGATGTCCGGTATGACAGAGGAGGTAGATGATGAGTAAGTTTGAAAAGGTAAAA